GCAAAACTGAGAGGTCTCTCAGGCGAGCGAAGCGAGCCAGATCTCTGAGCAGATCCACTAAGAAAAAAAAAAAAAAGATCCCTCAGGTCCGTTAGGACCCAAGGGATCTGTAGCTAAGAGTTAGCTTAGTGCGTATTCCGCTTCAAGGATTTCGTCAGAGACGTTCTTGTGAGCGGGGAACGTGAAGGCATTGGTGATCTGCGCAGTCAGGAACAAGCCGACGTCAGAGTGGTTCAACTCGGACAAGAGCTTGGTATACTGGAAGCGCACATCATTGCCATACCTCGGGAGGACTCGGAAACAGTCGTGGATGGTCATCACCTCGAACGGTTCCGAAGGCAGACTTTCGATAAGAGCCTGGACATCCTTCTCAAGACCCTGAAGCATTGGCAAGGTGTCAGGGGTGATAGCACCAAGGATCCTTGCAGACAGGAAGCCTGATGCCTTGGCGAGAGCCACAAGCCTTTGGCACAGTGCTTTCTGTTCCGGGGAAGTATTGCCTTTGGTGATGGCTCCGGAGAGCACGCCAAGGACATACTTCACCTGCGCAGGATTGTAGTTGCACCGCCTGAGCACTTCCCTGCAGATGAGAGAGTCGAGCGAGTGCACCATATTGGCGCTGAGTGCTCGTCCTTTCTCCTTGGTGACTCCTTCTGCAACGTACTCGAGCGTTACAGGCGTGTCACCCCACATCAGGTCCACGGTACGGGTATCCTCGACAGGGAACCAGACGTCGAATCCGTCAGGCATTGTCCAGGAATACTCCGTTGCTTCCGGGTCCCAAGCTTGCAAGAGGGCTTTGTTGAGCCACCAGGCAAGCGGTGCGTGCAGGGACATAGCCTGTTCGAATGCGTGAGCAGCAGGCGTATCCTCACCGTACACGTCCTTGATGATCTTCTCAGACCCGTAAAAGCTGCGCATGACGCAGAACTTGCTATGGGTTCTGGTGATTGGCATCAGCTTGTCGCCAACCTTATTCAGGTCGGGATCAAAGTACGTGTACATTTCTGCGTTGCCAACGATCCTGCAGACCGTTTTGTGGACAATGCTGTATGTATCAGCGCGAATAGCTTTGCCAACGGCGTCTGCTACCGGCAGGACATTGGACATCATCATGCACTTCTCGTCCCCGAGGATAGCTCCGAGGATCTGAGTGCCTGACGCTGTTCCGTCCAGATTGATGGCGTAGTACACAGGCTTCCCAGCCTTTGCATCCATCAGAGCCTTTACGCCCGCGTAGTACAGCGGACGGGATTCTGCAGAATCCAAGAGTTCCTTGGAGAGCAAGTCTCCCTTGGCTTCGTGCTCCCTGGTCCATTCGATACGCTTGTCCCAGGTCCACTTGTCGTGTCCGTAGGAACCAGCGATGTCGATGCGCAGGTAGTCCATTGCGCTGAACTGCGTGAACTTTGCTCCCTGTGCCTTGTGGACTTCATCGGTCACAAGCTGACCGTTCCAGAAGGAGAGGATTGCTTTGTTCCACTCCTTGCCCTGTACGTGGATATGGTATCCAATGTCGTACAGTCTGCCTCGGAAGTCATACTTTGCCATCATGTGGAGTGGCAAGCCATTCAACCGTTGCAGGATCGCATAAGTTTGATCCTTGTACTGGTTGAAGTTCCGGATACGCTGCTTGTACGTTTCGTAGCTCTCCGTAGACTTCTGGGAAGCCACGAAATCCCAATCAGCGGCAATGTGGTTCGCAACATCCATGTCAATCTTGTATGTCTGAGACTGAAAGATGTTGAGAACATCGAGACAGCAGTCCCTGCCTTCTGCCAGTTTGGGCTGGTTCAGAATCACAGAACCAGTCTTCAGAGACAGATATCCACTGTCATAGTTATGCCGGAGCTTGCGCATCGGCACAATACTTGGCATCGGATAGATGAATTGCCTCATCTTGATCTGATTCTCCTCCGAAGCAGAGTATTTGACCAGGAACTTGCCCGATTCGGTCAGGTTGACCAGACCTGCATCAAGGCAGAGTTTGATCATTGACAGAACCCATTGGGGATGCTCAGGGTCGAAGCACCGCATAATTCCCCAGATGGTCTGCAAGTCGCAGCACTTCTGCAAGTCCATCTGCACCAAGAATTTCACGATGAACTTCTTGGCGATTTCGTTATCCGTGGTGAAGGAGTCGATGTACTCTTCCAGTCCAGGACTGTTTTCGAAAAGAGCAGTTCGTTCGAAATTCAGTGCGTTGGTGTTTGCGTACTGGGTCTCGATGTCGAGCTGTACCTTTGCCATTTCGGCGTTGTGCGCAGACATTGCTTCCTGCAGGGCGTTTTGCAACTGCTCTGGGGATTGTTTGAACTTCAATGCGCGTTCGTTGAGCTGCTTTGTCGTTTTCCTCCGAAGTGATGAACCCCGTGGATTGCTCCACAGGGTTCGTTGGGATTACTAGTTACTCGTGCTTGACAAACTTGTGGTTGCCAAAGCTGAAGCTGGCACGAGGTTCGGCTTCGGACTCTGCCTTTGCCTTCTGGCGGTGGTACTGGATTGCCCAGACCGGTCCGTCCTTGGGGAAGGCGATGCCGATAGCCTTGGCGATGTCCTCGTCCTTGAGACCGCAGGCTGCAAGGAATTCGGAGAGATTGTTCTTGCGGCTCTCCTCATCCATTGCACTGCCGAGGATGGCGTACTCGCTCTGACCTGCTTCCGTAAGCTGGTCAATGTATGCCTTGTGCATGTCAAAGAGCGAGTTATAGACTGCGCGAGCATCCTTGGATCCACGGACAGTCTTCTTGCGAAGCCCGTCCAGATCGTCCATAGGAGTGCCGGTTCCGATTGCACAGAATCCAGCGTCCGAATCTGCGGTAACCTTGGACGAGTCATAGATGATTCCAACGTTCATCCATTTCTGGGTCTGACGGCGGTTGGCAGGAACAGCAGGAGTTGCGGATGCTGCAGGAGCTGCGGGAGCAACTGCATTGGTGGGAACAAACGGGACATTCAGTTCTTCTGGTTTACGCATAATTTCCTCCAGGGATGACTATCTCCGCTCCCTCCGTCCTTTCGGTCGGAGTGAGAGAGACAGAAGATGAAACGAATCGACGACGAGCGTCAGCGAGTCTCGCGAGCTGCGAAAAGGAAAGAAAAAAATAAGGGGACAATTGTCCCCTTGGAAGAATCAAGAAACTTTGCTATGGAACACTACATATTCAGAATGCGCTTTGCCTTTGTAAACACGGCAGTAGTATTCCGACCCGTCCTTGAATTTAACTACGATTTGGTAGTGATCAGGAAACCTTTCCCAGTGGTCTTCCATTTCGACATCTGAATGGTTGAGAAGAAGGTTATATTCTTTCCAATCAAACCATTCCTTATAGTCTCGAGATTCCCGGAGCAAGTTCCTGAATTGATCAGCTTGGTTTCGCATAATATTTCTTTTAATCATTAATGTAAGAATCACGAACCGCTTGAACTTTGGCAACTGCACGAGCCAAGCGGTTCTTGGCATATTGAGGCATAGTTTTATATGCCATCAGTTTGTTTGCATATTTCACCAGGAACTCGCCGTATCCACGGCAATGATCCAAGTGATAGAAAGACGAAGATACCTGCTGTTCGTACCAGTCGATGCTTTCATCATCGCTGGAATCGAACGGTCCCTCGTTCAAAAGCCTTTGATACTGCGTTTGTGCCTTCTTGAGCTGCTCGGCGAGTTGCTCCAGCCTGGCTTCAAGGAACAGAGCACGAAGTCCCATTTTGGAAACTCCGCAATCATACGCATCGATCTTGCCATCTTCGCATTCAATGGCAATTCCAAAGTCAGGTGTTTTCTCCCAGTCGATTGCCCAGTTAGCATGGGCAAGCCAGATCTTGGCAGTTGAGAGAGTAACTTCTGGTTCTGCACCACCAAGAGCAGCCTTCACTGCTTCGGCTGCAGGTTCGCAGAACGTAACAATACTGTAACGAGTAGCCATAATTAATCTCCTTGTGTCCAAGCGCTTTCAAAAATTTCGTGAGGGTCAACTGCCCACAATTCCTGGTATTCCTGGTACGAAATTTCTTTCTTACCGGAAACCCAAAGAGCCAGAAGTTCTTTTGTTACCTGTTCAACTTCGGCAATGCAATCTACATCCTGAATGTCCTCTGGCTGATCCCTTTGTTCCCAGCACCAGTCAGAGAGATTGCTTTCGATGTTTGCAATGAGTTCAATTGTCTGCATAGTTATTCCTTTGGCTGGATCAGAAGATGAATGCCCATCAACAGGCAAACACCGCCGAAAACATAGAACGTGCCAGACCACCAGAAACAGTGGACTAAGCACAGAGCAACACCAATGGCAAAACCAATGGCGCAATTAATAAAAGAAACAAACGACAAGAATTTCATTTGATCCTCCAGAAATAAAACAAATATCAGCGCAGCGCGTCAGCGCTGACTGTCTTTACCCTTTGAATTTCAGGAGGAACTAATGAATACGAGGACAATACAGAAAAAAATACTGGGGAAACCCTTTCGAGTTCCCCCAAGTATTTTTAGATTCCAGCGAGAGCCAAGCAGCCAACAATCCTGCCGTTCTCGTCTCGCACAAGGCGAGCAGGAATCAGCAAATCAGTACGACCGATCTGTTTTCCTGCATTGGCGACAAGCGCCGACACAATATACAACGTGTCGGGCTTGGGTTCGGGCAAACCTTCGATTTCACCGTATTCCACGGTGATCAAAGGAATGCCATTGACAATGCCTTGCTCGACCTCGGTTTGTTGGCACCGAGGGCAAATTCCAGAAGCTGGAATCGTCTGGATCGAGCGAGGTTCAGCGGTAAGTTTCCACGAACGAGTACGGTTGTCAAGCTCCGCCTCGCCATTGATGATGTTCACTGCGTGCGGAGTGCAATTGATGATTTGCATTTGGATTTCTCCTAAAGAAAGAAAAGAAACAAACAACTCATCACTGAGCGTCAGCGAAGGAAAGGGAATATCCTTTGGATATCCCTTCCTTGCTGCACGGTTATTCCTCGGCGAAGACTTCGCGAGTTGTCTGAGCAACCAGGCACTCCTCCTGGAACTCCTGGAGGAGTTCGAAGTCCTCTTTGGTTCCCCGGTACCGCAGGAACTCGACCATTTCGCCGAACCAGGACTCGCTTTCAGACGGGTCGATGTCGAATTCATCGACGAGCCAGCGCGTAACAAACTCCTGGGATTCTTTGCTAAGGTCTTTGTAGTTCATTTGAATGTCTCCTATGAGTGAAAGAATGAACAAGCCAACGTGGAGCGTCAGCGACTATCCACAGACCTTGGCTCTAAGGAAAAAAAGAAACCGGGAGCAAAGCTCCCGGCTGAGAAAAGATCACTGGTTCTCGCGGATGATCTGTGGAGGAACACCTGCGAGAGCAAGAACCTCGTGCAAGGACATTGCATTGACCTTGCGACCATGAGGCTTGATGACCTTAATGGATTCAGAATGAATAATGCCACCGAACAAGCAGCGGAAATCTTTCGCAAGCAACTCGTGAAGCCTTTTGCTTGCGGAAAGTTTGTAGCCCTTGTCCTTCAGAGTCTGAATGGCAAGAAGGAGCTGAGACTTTTCAATGGTGACAACGGTGTAGGACATACTTTCCTCCTGGAATGAGAGCACGGAATTGTGCTCAACGTGGCGCGTCAGCGCCTTGGAAAAAGGAGGAAACTTTGAACGAGCGCAGCGAGGTTTAATGAGAGAGATAGAGTTCAGGGAAGATATGGAGTAAGAGAAAGAAAAGAAAAAGAAATAGTGTTTAGATTGGAGATTAAAGTAGAAAAGGAGGAAAGAGATTCACAAAGAAAGTTTATGAGATAACTAACTATTTCTTTTTCTTGGTGTTTGTTTTAACGTGTTAATCCAATTTCAACTTTAGAAAAAAAAAGGAAGGCTTTCGCCTCCCTTTTGTATTAGATTTTGAACTGGTTGATCTCTTCAAGAGCTGCTTCAAATGCAGTTTTGGTATCAACACCCTCTTCCAGGAGATCTTTTAAACGATCTTCCTGTTCTTTCTTTCCCTCAATATAATCAACGACACATTCATTTCTCGTTGTCATTGCCCAGACCCGAGATTTCAATTCAGAAACTCGGGCAACGTTCTTGATTGTTTTCGTAAAATTTCCACGAAACCAACTCATATGCACACCTCCTTAAAGTTAATAAAATACTTCAACATTAAGCGTCAGCGTTATTGATTATTCATATGTGTTTGTGTGTATGTGTGTGTGTGTTTATTTAATTAATTAAAAAAGTAAAAGAAAAAAAAAAAAAAAAGAAATTGGGGATTATCCATCACCCCGTAGGCCGCATTCTGGCTGCAGGCCAACCCCCGTATGTTTAACGTCCTCGGGACAGGACGAAACTAATTACCGATAATTGTTATAGTATTCAGCAATAAATTGATCGACAGCTTTCAGAATCTGTTTGGCAACCCAACGCATGCCAAGCAAATAGGTGATATCAAACTGCGAATCGCAATGCAACCAATCACGCTTAAGCGTATTGAACTGCTCAAGCAGGTCAGTCAACGTATATTTCATAAAAACCTCCGTAAGAGAAATAAACAAATAATTCAACAAGAAGCATCAGCGAAAGACAGGGGGGGATACTATTTATTGAGGGGGCTGCGCCCCCGGTTAAATAGCATCTGTATTCCCATACAAAAAATAATTCGTATCTGAATTTCTCTTTTCCATTTCTGCGATATAAAGATTCAGCAAAGGTTCCCTAGTGGTTTCCCTTGATTCCTTTACAAGATCCAGATAAGTTGATATGCTTCGCCTGCAGGGCAGCCGAAAGTGAACCCTTATATAAGAGAGAGAGAGAGAGAAGAAAATATCCTTGGAGAAATTCAAGGATATTTTTTTATTTGAGGGAAATATTTATAATATCTGTGTTTAGACTAAAGGATATTTATGGAACAGATTACACTCCCTCTTCTGGAAAAGAGTCTTCCTGCTAATCTGAAAAGATGTGCTACTCAGGAATTAGTGGATAGACTGAATAATGTAAGTAATGACCCAGAAGCAGCAGAGAATATCAAGAAGAATTTCATTGGGTATTCTTATGTTCTTCAGGAAGGAAAGTTTGGTACTGATGAATATTTGAATGCAGTGAAGTATGTATCTTTTAAGCTGATGGGACTCTCTAACAGGGATGCTTATATCAAGGCATTTCCTGACAGGTACCAGAGTTTTGTACAGAGGGGAGTCTCTGTAAAGGACCAGAGTTCTTATATCACTGCTTATGCAAGGGGAAAGCTTGTCAATCTGATTCTTGAGCAAACTCTTGTTCCTACTTGGGTATTGAACCAGGATGCTTATCAGAAAGCAATTAATACTCAGGTGGAACTGATGACTACTGCTAGGAGTGAGAGAGTGAGGGCTATGGCTGCAGATTCCATTCTTAATCATTTGAAGAAACCGGATGCAGTAGCTCCTCTGATTAATATTGATATGAGGAAGGATTCTGGATTAGAAGATATGAAGAAGGCTCTTGTGTCTTTGGCTCAGAAACAACAGGAATTAATTGAGAGAGGAGCCAATACAAAAGATGTCATTGAACAGGATCTGGTGATCAAAGAAGATGCCTGAAGTACTTAGTGTTGCAAGCTTCTTTTCTGGTGTTGGTGGCATAGACCTGGCTTTTAATAATGCAGGGTTTTCTGTTGTCTTTGCGAATGAGCTTGATGCCAATGCCTGCAAAACATATAAAGAAAATTTTAATTCTTTATTAGTTTCTGATGATATTAATAATTTAAACCCAGCAGATATTCCTGCAACAGATGTAATTGTTGGAGGATTCCCGTACCAGGCATTTTCTATTGCTGGGTATCAAAAAGGATTCGCAGATCCAAGAGGAAATTTATTTTTCTCTTTAGCAAAAATTATTTCTATTAAAAAGCCAAAAGCAATTTTCTTTGAAAATGTTAAAAATCTAGCTAGGCATGATAATGGCAAAACTTTACAAACAATTATTAATTGTTTAGAACAGTTGGGATATCACATAAAGTATAAAGTTCTTAATGCGTATCAATACGGAAATATTCCTCAGAATAGAGAAAGAATTTATATTGTTGGCTTTTTAAATAAAAGCTCTTGTGATGCTTTTGAGTTTCCTGAAGAGATCCCATTAACACAATCAGTAGTATCTTTTATAGATATATTTTTAGGTGATCCCAAATATTTTTATACCAAACAAAACTTTTCTTACTTTGATAAGTTAATGCCAATGGATTTCTTAAAAATTTATCAATGGCGAAGAGTGTATTTAAGAAAAAATAAAAAAGGACTCTGTCCTACGTTAACTGCAAATATGGGAACTGGGGGACATAATGTTCCTTTGGTTAAAACTGTTTTAGGTATTAGAAAGCTTTCTCCCCGAGAATGCTTTTCTTTAATGGGGTTCCCCAGAACTTTTAAACTTCCGCGAATATCTAATACACAGCTGTACAAACAAGCGAGAAATGCTGTAGTTGTACCTGTAGTAAAAAGAATTGCTGAAGAAATTAAAAAAGTGTTATGACAATCAAGAAACAAGAGCTGGATGCCTGGCTTGATCAAGTAGATTATGCCTATTTGAATTCAAGCAGATATGTTCCCACTACTTTTGCATTGGGATTCATGAACTTTATCAAACTGGTGAATGGGAGTGAAGGAGAGAGTCACAAGACTCCTCCTGTCCATTTGGCTATGCTGGACAAGTTGGTGAGTGATTCCCAGTATGTAGTGAATCTGTGCTTCCGTGGATCAGGCAAAACCACTGTATTCATGGAGTATCTGACTCTGTATCTGGCTCTGTTTCATGAGATTCCTGGGTTTGGTAAAGTCGATGGAATGATTTATATCGCTGATTCCATGGACAATGGTGCGAAGAATGCCAGGAAGAACATTGAGTTCAGGTATACGCACAGTGATTATTTGCAGGAATGGATCCCTGAAGCAAAGTTCACTGATTCCTATCTGGAATTCAAGAACAAGAGGGGAGACATGCTGGGAGTGAAGTTGTTTGGTGCTACAACAGGTCTTCGTGGTACGAAGATCTTTGGAAAGAGACCTGTTCTGTGTGTGCTGGATGATTTGATTTCAGATGAGGCAAGTAATTCCCAGACTGTGATGAACCTGATCAAGGATACGGTTTACAAGGGTGTAAACCATGCTCTTGATCCAACAAGAAGAAAGATTATTTTCAACGGGACCCCGTTCAATAAGAATGATATTTTGATTGAGGCTGTGGAATCAGGAGCCTGGGATGTGAACGTCTGGCCTGTTTGTGAGAAGTTTCCTTGCAGTCCCCAGGAATTCAGGGGAGCTTGGACTGACCGGTTCAGTTACCAATATGTGAAGGATCAGTATGACATGGCTCTGAAGACAGGAAAGCTGAATGCTTTCTATCAGGAGCTGATGCTGAGGATTTCTTCGGATGATGAAAGGTTGGTTCAGGATTCTGAGATCAGATGGTATTCGAGGATGGATCTCCTGACCCACAAGGATTACTACAACTTCTATATCACAACTGACTTTGCTACAAGCAAGAAGCAGACTGCTGATGATTCGGTGATTTCTGTATGGGCTTACAACGCCAATGGAGATTGGTTCTGGGTGGATGGTGTCTGTGGAAAGACAACCATGGATGAGAATGTGAACAATCTGTTCAGATTGGTTCAGGAATATAAGCCTCAGAGCGTAGGAATTGAAGTGACTGGTCAGCAGGGAGGATTCATTCCTTGGCTTGAGAAGGAGATGATGCAGAGGAATATCTGGTTCAATTTCGCAAGAACCAAGAATTCTCCTGGAATCCGTCCTACTGTAGATAAGTTAATGCGGTTTAATATTGTTTTGCCTTGGTTCAAAGCTGGCAAAATAAAGTTTCCTGCTGAGATGAAGGAATCTATAATTATGGGGACATTTATGCAGGAACTTAAATTAACCACTAAGAATGGAATTAAAGGACATGATGACTGCATAGATACTATTAGCATGCTTGGGTATCTGGAACCATGGAAACCTGCTGAATACAGTGGAGTGATTCTGAATCAGAATGGTCAGAGTTTCTACACTGAGGATGAATTCGAACCAGAACCAGGCAATCGTATGGAGTCTTATATTGTTTAAATGAATTTAAGTGAATGCCTGAAACAACTCTCTTTCGGAGAACTGGCTAATACCAGTTGGGGAGTGTCAGGAACAGGAGCAATCAAGGAAGAAAAGATTCCTGCTACTGTTCACTTTATCAATGAAGCTTTGCTCAGGCTCTATTCAAGATTTCTACTCAAGAAAAAGAGCCTGCACCTTGAAATGTATGATGGCATTACCAAATACCATCTCACTTCAGAACATGCTTTCTCCAATAAGGATTCTGACAAGGTCAAGTACATCTTTGATACTGAAGCCAACCCGTTCATGGATGACATCATCAAGGTCATGGCTGTGAACACGACTGTTGGAGCAGAGCTTCCCCTCAATAATCCGATTGAGCCATGGAGTGTGTTCACTCCTGAATACAATATCCTGGAAGTGCCCAAGCCTTTGAGGTCTTCTGTCCTTGTGGTGCATTACCAGGCGAAACATCCTGAGCTGACCCCCGATAATCTTGAAGCTGAAATCGACCTTCCCTTTGTACTGGAAGGTGCATTAAAAGCTTATGTTGCTTACCAAGTGTATTCGAATATGAATACACAGGAAGCTGTGGCGAATGCTCAGAAACATCTGGCAATTTTCCAAAGTATTCTTCAGGAAGCCACTGAACAGGATGTGGTGTCAATCACTTATTCCCAGACAAACACCAAATTCAGAAGGAATGGCTGGGTGTGATTTATTTTTAATTTAAAAGAATACTGGATATACTGGATTAAACAATTTTTTGGAATTAATCAAATGATTCATAATGGTTTTCCTCCTGGATTTCCTCCGCCTCCTCCCTATGGACCGACTCAGCCTGTGCAGATTGTCGATCATATGCTGGGGGAATCCTATTATGTCGTAAAGACTGTTTACATGAACCTCCAGTTCTTAAGGAATCTAGGGGATGCTCTGAACAGGTATGAAACTGCCACCTCTGCTATTGCTTCTCACCTGAGTACGATTGAGACTCTCGGGAACAATGCGAGCACTCTGTTCAGGATCGGGGTCAATCTGGATGACCTTGAGAAGCTCGTGGATAACATGGGCAGGTTTGAGGTTCTGATCGCTGACCTGGATGGCAGGGAAGTGGACAATGTCATCGATTATGGTCTGATCGGTGATGGAAAGGACTCTGCCTTCTGGGGTGGTGGTCATATCAAGATTGTTGCCGACAACATTGAAGATGTTGTTACTGTCGGGGACAACATTGATGCGGTCAAGGATCTTGCCGGTCAGATGGATGATGCCCAGGAACTGTGGAACAAGATTTCCCAGGCTAAGACCCAGATTGCACAGAACACGCAGACTGTTGTTGCAGACACTGCAACTGTAGAGGCTGATACCGAAGAGGTCAGGAGGCTTGCAGCCCAGGCTGCTGAAGATGCTACTTCCTTGGCGAATATTGAAGCACTGGCTAAGGAGGCCCAGGAAAATGCTTCTGAGAGCGCAGACCAGGCTTGTTCCTGCGCAGCAAAGGCTGTCAAGGCTGCAAACAAGGCTCAGAGGGTTCTTGAAGACAAAGCCCAGGCAGACTGGTCCCAGCCTGATGAAGAAGAAAACTCCTATGTGAAGAACAGGACTCATTATCCTGTGTATACCACCCAGGAAACTTATGAAGATGTTCTCGAAGCTACGGATTTCACTGTTCTCACAGGAGAATCCTTTGCGACTCTGGATCAGTGTCTTGATATTGACGAGGACACTTCTTACATTGTTACTTATGACGGTGAGCAGTCTACTGTTCCTGGATCTGTTCTTCTGAGCGGGCAGTCCAAGACTGTTACCACGACCATCGTCAAGAGCAATACCTCCGGTTCTATCTGCGGATGCGCTGCAGAGAATTCCCAGAAGTCTGAGACGGTTGTCACTCCGTATGGATTCAGACTCCAGCCTGGTTGCTGCACCACCAAAGTGTTTGCAGAAGAGGGTGACCATTCCCTGCAGATCCAGAAGGTAGTGAAAACTCATACTCATGTTGGCAATAAGAAGCTGGATCCTGTGTTCCTTCCGCTTTGGGAATTGACCCAAGAAGAAGTAATCCAGATCTGCACGAATGCTCCTGTTTATTCTCCTGCCTGAGGATTAAATAATGTCTGAATACACTTACAGCCCTATTATGAACTATGCGACCAGGCAGAGGGAAAGCATTGATCTTCCGTATGTCGGAGGAGCATCGCTTGAATATGTTGCCGGTTGGGTCAAATATTATATTGGCGATATCCTGAAGGATTATGCTCCGCTCAGGTCTCCCATTTTTGTGGGTGCTCCCAAGGCTCCTACGCCTTCTGCTGGGGATAACTCCACTAGGATTGCTACAACTGCCTTTGTAAACTCTGCTATCCAGGATGCTCTCAGGGGAGCAGGTCTGGCTACGGTTTATACGTACAAGGGATCTGTCAACAGTTACTCGGATCTTCCTGCTTCGGGAAATACTGTTGGTGATGTCTATAACATCATTACTGCAGATGCCACGCATGACATTCTTCCCGGAGATAACGTAGCCTGGGATGGTTCCCAGTGGGACAAGCTTGCAGGTCTGGTTGATCTGGAGGGATATGCTCCGATTAATTCTCCTGCA